AAAATTTACATAAATCCAAATATTCACGAATCATTTCTCTTTTAGATATATTTTCTTCATCCGCTAAATCACGATATTTTTCTAAATTTCTAACCAATTCATTAGAATCTATACCATTCATATTTGAAACTATGTAATTATAACAACCCTCTTTTAATACTGATGGTGTGTGTCCCCTTGCTGTTACAATAGAAAAGATTGAACCATTATTAATCGCCTCTACAAAATCAGGCCAAGCCGCTGCCGGTTTAGCCGTAATAGCATCGACAATAAATTGTTTATCACCTTTAACTCCGAACCAATTGTAAGCGTCTTCAGCAAATCCAACAATTGTATGTCCATCAAATTCAAATGGTTCTTCACCAATTTTTTCTCTGTAAGTTGCAAAATCTTCCGTAGACATACCAACTTCATCACCATCTTCATCTATTAATATTATTTTGGTTGGCATCGATACTATGTTATCATCCCAATCAAACGCATAGTAATTTTCATCCGGAGCACCAAACTCATCAATTCCTTCAACTATTTTATTTTTTAACATAATTTTATATTAAGGCTTATTATGACCCACTATTACAATGGGTCATAATTTTTTTTATTATATATTCTCGAAAGAAGCTCCTGTTGGAGTAATATAGAATGTAATGTCTATAAATTCTAACGATTTGGTTGGTTTGATATAAATCTTACCTGTCATTTGATTTCTGTCTAAATCAGCTGCGTCAGACGAAACTGTTACACGGAAGTCATATAAACCTCTATCTCTTCTAATAGCGTCTAAGATAGGATTAACCGCATCTAAGAAGTCTTGTCTTACTTTTTGGTCGTTTTGTTCAAACAATAATCTTACTGATACCGCCGAAATTAATTTACGAGCTTGAAGTAATAATCTTCTTACGTTAATTCTATCAAGAGCTGATTGTCTAATTTGAAGTGTTTTATTACCCCAAATTACAGTTCCAACATCAGAGAAAGTTGCAATTGGATTAATACGTCCTTGATAAAGAGTATCTCTATCTTCTTGAGTAAGTTTCTTTCTCGCTTTGATAGCGTTTACAATACCTCTTGTGTAACCTGCCGCCGCGAACCAAGGGAAAGCGATGTTATCAGTTAACGCCAAGTTTCTTGTCACCTCAGCCGTTGGTGGTAAGTAGATTTGAGTGTTATTAACACTATCTCTAGTTAATACCCAAGGGTAGTAAGTTGCTGTATAGTTAGAGTCAATACCTGAAGTCTCAATATCATCAACCGCTTCTTGTGGGTAAATTAAATCACCAGGGTCACCTGTTGAAGGTGTAAACATTCTATAATCATCTAATGTACAAACGTACAATGAATCCGCTCTACTAAATTCAATCATTTCGATTGCTTCTTCAACTAAATCTCCTGAAACTTGGATTGATATACCCGGTGTTACAAATACGTTAATATTTACTGCCTCAGGGTTAGCAAATGTTCTTTGACCTAATAAGTATGCGTAGTAGTCAGTGTTTGCCCAATCTTGTGCATTATCACCAACAGCGATTTGGTTAAACGCTCCCCATCCAGTTGCATTACCATATCTTGGATTACAATCAGGACTTGCTCCATTTAAGTAACCTTGTCTACCTAACTTAAATCTATCAGTATTTGTACGACTTTCTCTATAGATATCCCAACCGTCAAAACCACCTTGTACTAATAAAGTAAATTTACGAGCAAATATTCTGTAATATTGGTTAGTATCACTTTCAGGGTCTGATGTAAATGGTGAAATACCTGTATAGAATGCTGGTGTACCACTTGTTGCAAATGTACTAGGGATTGTAATACCACTAGCGTTAATATCCATATGGAAACCTCTACTTCTAAACGCCCAATCACTACCTGATGTATCACAAGCATTAATAACATTTTGTTTTCCTTTGTATTCATACAAACTAAAGTCAATTCCTATCGTATCTGAGATACCTAAATAAGTTCTACGAACATTATCTCCAGCAGATGCTAAAGTGTCATCCACACCCGTTGTAGCCCCAAATGGTGGGTTATAAATAATCTCACCAGGAAAATCATACTTTGATTTAATTAATGGGAATGGAGATTTAACACCCGAGTATTCTCTATTGTTATAACCTAAGAAACCACAAGGTAATGCGTCAATCGGAGCATCCTCGTTAATTTCAATCATAATGTATTTAGAATTTAATTCATATTCACCGTCAACTGTACCAATTTTCTTAGCTATAAACGCATTATCATTAGGGTTCATATTACAGTTAGTGAATTTTTCAATAACTACTGGATTAGCGTCAGTATCAAAGAAATCTCTAACTAAAACATCAAATGTGCCATTATTAAATGACATATTTGCCATAGATATTTTTACTAATTGATTTGCAGAATCACCATCAGCAATTGTTACAAATTTGAATAAGTTAAATACTTTATTACCTCTCAATTCCGATACAACCCAAGGTGATGAAGGTGCTTGATATTGTTCTAAGTACCAAGCGATTGAATCTTGTTCTAAATCTCTTGCTTGAGGTAAAGGAAGTGCTGAACAACTTAAACCTCTAATATAACCTTTTCTATAAGCGTATTGTAATAACGCCGGATAATTCTCCTCAACGAATATCGGAACAACTGTTCTTGGTTTAGAGAAGTTACTGTTTCCAAATACTTTTGAAATATACTGAGCGTCTGAGTTTCTAAAAGATGTTTCAAAGAAATAGTTATTTCCATCTTTATCAACAATATCAATACCAAATTGAGCAAATGGGTTTTTAGTTACTGCTGAGTAAGAACCTGAACAATCCATAGTTAAACCTGTTAAGTTAACTTCATATAATGGTCCTGATTGTGTTGCAGAATAATTAGAGATACCTCTTGAACGGAATGTTGCAATTACTAAATCATCGTAATCAGTATACGCCATACCATCATAAACATATAGTTTACCTGTTAAGTTTCCTGAATAACAAGTTTCGATTCCACCAACATTACCACTACCTGTATCACCACTTACAATTGGGTCACATTGATTTTGAATACTTACACAAACATCCCAATATGTTGGTGGTGTCACACCATCCTGAGGTGTTAATTCATAAGTCACTAATACGTTAGACGAAGTACATCCTGAAAAATTATTTTCAGTTACACCACTTTCTTGAAGAAAACCTGTTTGTACTACAAAAATATTGTCAGTACAAGCACTGAAGTCAGCAATAACTGTTGTTAAATCAGTACCATTAAAAACATTGAATGGTAATACAACACTAATAGTGTTATTAATGTAATCAATACTACCTGATATACCACTAACACTATAGTTGTAGAATGTTGCACAATTTGAAGTTGTGGTTGTTTCAACTAAATCAGTTACAGTAGTATAGAATGAACTACCTGAGTATTCTCCACCACCGATATTATCAAATAATGAATAATACCAAGGGTCGTTTTGTGCCGCACAATAGTTAGCCAAATCCGAACATACATTATCAACACCATAAACGTTAACAGAATCAGTATAACCGTCAGCAACTAATTGATTATATTGGTCACCTGAAATACTACCATAGTAATAAACTGAACTACCTGAAGTACTTGGAGTTTGAACAACACTTGTCATTTGACTTATTAAATATGAATTAATTGTTGAAGTACTTCCATCAAATAATTCAAATTGTTCGTTTAATATACTTGAAATTTCCGCAGGAATTGCGTCTGTATCAGTAATACCTACTGTAGTTATTGGTCCATTTTCATCTGTAAATGTACATCCGGTAAATGGTATTGAAAAAGGAATTATATCATATTCAACACATTCAACATCACAAATAGGTGTTGCAGCACTTAAACATTTGAAATCAATTGTTGTACAGTCTACATTTGCTTTAGTTGTTATAGACCAAGATGGTCCCGCATCATATCCCGATAAACCTAATACTCTTGTTACAAATAATTGGTTAGATTGTTGTAAATATGATTTTGCTATATACGCCGCCTCATATTTAGGGATTTGCGTATTTATAAATTTTTCAGGAGAGGTCCCTCCAAAAAAAGTTGAAAATTCATCAAAGTTACGTATGAAGATAGGTTCAAATGCCGGACCTTTTATAGTCTCACCAACGATACCTAATGTGGTTACACCCACACTCTGTGCTACGAAACTTAAATCAACTTCTGAAGTATACACACCCGGAGATACGAATACTTTACTGTTGCTACTTGTTGCCATTAGTCTTTGTTTAGTTATTAATTTATTTTTATTGATAAATATTAGAAAAAAAACCAAAATACTTTACTTCGTAGCAACTATTTATATTTTAGGTAGAATATTTTCTGCCTTTTTTCTACTTATGGATGAAGACATCAAAAAGATTAAAAATTTGAAGATATCGGTGGAGACACACGAGATTCTTAAAACCTATTGTGAAAAGAGGGGTATTAAAATGTACCGGTTCTTAGAAAGACTTATAATTGAGAAATGTAAACCAAAGAAAGATATCTACGGGGAAGATTAAAGTAACTCGTTATTAAACATAATGGTACTCTCTTGAGTGTCATCATTTTTAGTTATTTCCAATCTCATAGTATCATTGGTATTTATTTGAATTTGGGTTAAATCACTACCATAGTAAAGTCCATTGATGAAAACATCAAAACTTTCTATATTGGTATTATCCCCCACGTTTAGATTAACGGTATAATTAAACAATTGAGTTTTAACGGTACTACCAACTTGATAAATAAATTTTAATTCGGTACTATTCGGATTATCATCAATTTTTTTTCTTTTCTTCGTAGTATTCAAATCTATTTCAACCACCTGTAAAAGTCTATTGATTGCTGGTGATACTTCAAACTCGTCTTCATCAATTAAAAATCCTAACATCGTGAAATCATAATTTTGAATGTAATATTTTCTTTTTTCGATTTCCATAACGGATTCGTCAGAAATACTATTCATTAAAATTGGGATATAATGACCTTTAATGTTTTGATATGCTTGACGAGATGCAAACTTTTCAAGTACAATTTGATTAAACTTATTTAATTCTCTCATTCTATTACAAACAATTTTAACATTGTAAGTAATATCAACCGGAACAGGTTGAGGTATCTTATAGATATCCATACCTTGTCTTTGTCCGTCCCACGTTGGAACTTGAGCATAAAAATATAATCTTCTATCCGGTATGTTATACATCACGGCAGGATTGGTTCCAAATTTAACTTCAGGTTGTCTAACCGTAGTTATAAATGGGGGTTCGGTATTTTTATCAACATTTTGGAATTTCCAAGTCTCCATAAACTGAGACCAATTTTGGGTTGTAATGATAATATCTACGGTCGGGATAACTTTACCTTCAACAACAGTTTTAAGTGAATCTTTAACAAAATCTAACATACCTCTATCCAAATCATTGTGCAATAAAGATTTTGGAAGATATGTTCCATCTCTATTGATTTTTTCCAATAATTCTTCCCTTCTCCCCATAAGAGTTTTGGGTTCCGTTAAAGGAATGAATTTTTTGATTTTTTTAGGTAACGGCATATTAGTTAATTATAAAGATTTTATTTTTTGAGTTAACCATTTCGACTTCATTAGCACCATATACTGGTTCATTAGTTGACTTAACAACAAAACTTTTATATTTGTACGGGTCATATGTAACAATATTATTATTAGGTTCACTTGGTATATTTTCACAAGGGTAATTACAGTAATCCACTAAATCACCAATAACAAACGCGTGAACGTTTTTCTTTTTTTCTCTACCAACTTTTTCATTACCTCCCGGTCTGACTCTAAATTCAACATCATTTAATTTAACATAATCAGCATATAAAACAATTCTTGATTTATATTGAATTGAAAATGTATCTTTATGTAAGTTACGATATACCATAACTTTTTTACCAATGAATTTTTTTTCTTCATCATTGGTGATAGTTTCTAATAGTTTTCTATATTGACTTTCGTTAATTATAATTTTCATAATTAGTAATATGTTGTTACCGTCTTTACAGGTAATTTAAAATAAAATTCAAACCATTCTTTCATTGGTCCCTTCCAATGGTGATTAAACATAGAATTTAAATGTTCAGAGTATTTACCTTGAACTTCTAAAATTGGTGCTTTATCTCTATATGGTTTACTTGATGGGTCATTTTTATCATAGTAATCAACCTCAAAATAATGAAAAACAACATCAGAATCTTCTTCACCTTGCCAATCTCCGTTGTAAAATATTAAAAAGTTTTCATTTTCGAGTATTTCATCATACCACCACTCCGTTTCATTTTCAGAATCATCTAAACCATATACCCAATCAATTTTGTTACCATCAAGATAATCGTCGATATATTTACTAATTACATTGTGTAATTTATTTTCACTTATAATTGTTTTCATTATAATCCTCTAAATTCGTTATTTGTAACCGGTGAAGCCATAATAGTTCTATAAAAAGGTTTGAATCCACCATAGGTATGTTTGTTATCTGAAGTAACCCTTCCATCGTTATTAACTGTATAATATCTTACTTTATCTTCAGTTTCGTAATAACCAATATAATCACCATAGTTGATGTCAATCTCCAAATTGTCCAAATCTCTTTGATAAACAGATACTTTTAAGTTACCCGGTTCCATTTGGTCTATTTTAGATGTACCTAAATATTTGTTCTCAGGTGCCATAATCTGAACATATCCTTTGAATTCAACCGGTGGTAAAAATTTAATACCATCAGATACAGATTCACCATAAACATCATCTGTTTTTGTCTTAACTCTATCAACACGATATAAAACTAATGTAAAGTTCATATCCCCGTGTAACCATTCAGTTCCAAATGACAACTCTAAATTAAAATCTTCATCCCCAAAAAATTTTCCAATTCTCGTGATGGGTACTCTATTTTCCATAATTAAATTTTTCACTTCTTGTTCCGGAGTTATTAATAATCACTTTTAATCCAAAAAAATTATTTATATCTTTTGATATGTGATAATTCCAATTATACCTATAATTTACCCAGTCCTGTCTAGGATTTATAGGTAAATCTTGTTGTAAATATTCACTATCAGCAGGGACAATATATGTAATATCCATATAATATTCCCCCTTATCACCTGTCGGTTCTAAATCAAAGTCAATATCAGAAACACCTAATGGTTTAGATATATTAAGATATCTTCTAATTAGTTTATTATCTCTTTCAATATTTATTGGTTTTTCATTCATATTGATAAATATTGAGAAATGTGTTATATTTCTATAAAAAGATTAAATTTGGAAAACAATATAT